TGACAGAAGGACTTGTAAGACATTTTAAGAATCTGTTCCTCTAGGATTCTCTGATAGTCTTTTGCTTTAGCCTCTTGTGGTAGCAACTCTCCGTCAACATAGATGTCGAACACTTTTGGTTTCTGTCCTCGACGAACAAGATATGACTTAGGACCAATAGAAAATTCTATCTCAACCACAGAGTCCTTTTCATTAATACTATTCACAAGTGTAGAAACGGTGATACCACGAAATGATTTACCAAACAAAGAGTATGTTAATGCATCCAGAATCGTTGACTTACCAGCACCATTCTCACCCGTAATAAGGGTAAGACCGTGACGACATAAATCAACTTCTGTAAATGCATTTCCCGTTGAAAGAAAATTCTTCCATCGAATCTTTGTGAACTTAATCATACTGTGACGCTAACTCCGTTCCACCAATGTGGAGTAGTTGTTTTCCATTTTGCAAAGTACGCTTTCTCTCCATGATAATAATTACGATACGCTTGAACCGCATCACCCACAACCTTATATTGTTCAGGCATCGCTTGAGCAAACTCTGTCTGATGAATAGACAAAAGGTTATCAGGGTATGTATCAAGGAAGTAACGACACATAGATTCGCATGAATGTTTTTTCTCATAGCGTGTTGTGTATTCTTCGGTCAACGCAACAGCGTGTCTTGCTAACCACCGATAGTTTTCTTTTGACTGCATGATCCACTGTGTGCATGGATGACCAACAAATGATGCTTTCCACAAAAGACCCTCTCTTGGTTCTTCTAGTCTCCATCGTTTTATACGACGAGGTTTTGCACCTTTCGATAAGTCTGTATATTCCTGTCCATCAAGAACACGATGTGCAGATGACAACATCTGACATGACTCCACAATCATTTTAACCACATGCTTATCACATGAGTATTCCGCAGCCTTGATTGGATCATTATCTAAAACAAAAATGTTCACAGTGTTAAACTCTCCATATACAAATCACGAATCATTTTCTTGATTTTCTCTTTGTCGCCTTCGCACTTGAGAGAATCAACTTCATCTTGGATTAGTGTCAGTGTATCTTTTTTCATGTCGATGTCAACCTTTTCTTGTTCAAGATCCTCCTCCTCAACAATCGTAAGGTTTGCGACTTGGGCGGTATACAGCCCTTCTAAGAACTTATCAAACTTAACTGGGTCTTTCTTGCTCGATACAAATACCTTAACGTATCGGTTTTCGTAACTAGAGTAGAAAGACTCGCTGTAGGCTTTGTCGTCCTCATACTTTAGTTTATGAAACATTCGACTTGGGTTTTCGATGTATTCGAGTTCTCTTGTTTCTGTGTCTAGAACATGAAAGCCTTTTGGTTCACCGTGATCCGAGAATGTTATCTCATAGTGGGTTCCTAGATAGTGTATGTTATCTCGACTTTGTTTACAGTGGAAGTGACCACTCAACACTTTCTCGAAACGCTTGAATAGTTGTGGAGACATTCCGCCTCTATGCTTTACGCCTCTTAAAACCTCATATCCGTCTAACTCCAAATGACCGATTAATATCGGAGCATCGACTGTTTTGATGTAGTCTGTAAATTCTTCTGCGTTCTCTTTATTTACCCACGGTAACATGGCTACTCGTAACCCGTCAAACTCCAGTGTTTTAGGCTTCTCGTATATATGAAAGTCCTCATAGAATAACTCACGCATTGAATTGATTCGGTTTGTGTTTCTATAATACACATCGTGATTGCCTAAAATACAGTGTAAATCGATATTACGATCTTTCAGGGGTTTTATGAAATGTTCTCGGACATGATTAAGAACATTGAAGTTTACAAACTTTCGACGATCCATTAGATCACCAGCGTGAAGAACTGTGGTGATGTTGTTTGCATCTAAATAAGGGAAAAATGTATCGTTGAAAAACTCAGTAAAATAGTCAAGAAATAACTGGGAGTCTCCTCTCGCTCCCCAATGTGTGTCACTTAGTAGTGCTATTTTCATCTGCGTCCTTTTTCTTCTTTTTCTTTTTAGGTGTAAATCTTTCAATATCAGAATCGGTTAGATTAAAATGCTGTTCAAGGCTTTTATCTTCAAAGTAGTTCTCAGAATAATACTTTCGTAAAGATCCCTCGGAGTCTTCCATTTGAATTGTTTTAAACTTGATATAGTTTTGCTTCTTTTCTCTTTCGATTCTTCGCAAGAAAGCATAATACACAATTTGAGTAAAATATGAAAATGGATTTTTAGATTTTTCAGGATCAAAGTTGTGAGCATACATTAGGCAGTTTTCAATACCGTCACCGATCATTTCATCTTTGAAGGGATAGTTCATAAAATTGGGTTTGAATGATAAGTGTTCAGCGATGTCAAGAAAACACTTACCAATATATTCGGTAACAGGTGGTCTTGGTTCACCCATTGATTCTGCTTCTTTGATCTTGTCTTTCCATTCAACCATCGCTTGGAAGAATTCTTTGTTGTCGATATATTGATTTTTTTTTCCCATGTTTTGTCCTTTTTATTCTTGACATGTTCTACATCATATCACTAGACTTAATCTTGTCAAGGGGAAAGGGGGGGACAATTAATTATCTTGTTCCTCTGAATCATCTGAATCTAGTAAGTCATTTGGATTCCAAGTATAGTCGGTCCATTGTGATCCAAAATCCTCACGATCAGTTTCATGACTAGTATCTTTATCTGTGAACGTACGCATACCAAAATCTTCGTCGTCAATCAGATCCATCATTTCATCGGGATCTAAAAAACCATTTTCGATGAACTTTTGAATTATGCTTGGTGGAAAGATCATGTTCATAACAACAAACTCTTTTTCTTTACCTTTGTCTTTATTAGGCATACCACTGATCTGATCAATATCATCCATGTTGTCCTCTGAGTAATCGTTATCGAACTTATCCTTCATTCCCTGTAACAACTGTTGAATCTTTTGCTCCAATGCAGACTGTGCCTCTTCCTCAGTCATATTATCAATCGCCTCATGTTGCATTTGAATTCTATCGTCTCTTTCTTTTGAGTCCTCGTATAATTGAATTACATCAATATCAGGTTCTAAAAAACTCACGATAAAATCTTTTGGGATTATGGTTTTTATTTGACTACTGTGACGTAACCAATCTTTCAGCACCGTGACTTCTTTTTTACGACCAATCGGATCAGCAATCATCATGCTTTGAAATTCATACGGTCTTTGAACTGTAATACTATCTTTTTTCTGACCTACGATCTTGGTCACAATTTCTTCACCACTTTTTAGTTTTAATAATCGGTAGTCTGAGTTCATGTGTTGCCTTCCAAGTTCAGATTCTTGTGTGTAAAATCAAACTTCTCTTTATTATATATCTTCACTCTGTCCTGCATATGACGATAGGTGTGGTTGACATACTTGAGATGTCTTAAATCATCGCTTATATCAAATAGTTTTACTCTATCTTTTACATCAGACTTTCTCAGTCCTCTACCAATAGACTGCAATACACGAATAACGGACCTCGATGGTGAGGCGAAAATAATATTGTTTATATTCTTGATATTAATACCCGTAGAGCATGTTCCGTAGGATGCGATGAGTATTGAATCACGATCAACTGTATCCACGAGTTTTCGAATATCTTCCCTCTGTGATACATCGGTTCCCCCATGAATGAAATGAATATCTTTATCGGGACAATTGTTTTGAATCATTTCATGAAGAGGAATACCGTGTTCTTTTACATAGTTGAAAAGAAGCAAGGTGTTCCCCGTTAATTTACAGGACAAGTCAGTGATAAATTTATTTCTCGCCTCATTATTGATGATCCACTTGATTTCATCAATATACTTTGCTCTTTTAGTTTCTTTTGTTGACTCTTTACTATACCCCAAAACTAAGCAATCAATCTTTAGTCTGGACAATAGATCTTTGTCCATGAGTTTTTTTGTAGTGGTAACATTCTTCACCAATCCAAATAACCCTTCAATTACGAGTTTGTGTGTTTGTGATCCATCAAGTGTTCCCGTGGTTCCGATTCTATGATCACAATTTTTCAGTTTAGTCATGATGCCTGTAAGTGATTTCGCCTTAAATAAGTGACACTCATCACCGAACACACAATGAAAGTCCTTAAAATATTTTTCGTGTTCTCTGTGAATACTCTGCCATGTGGATATTACAATCTTCTTATCTGTTGTTTTTTCTTGACCCGACATGATATAGTGACAATTATCATCCACTGACCAATCACAGTTTTCTGCGTAGTCTCGAAAGTCACTCATCATTTGAGAGACTAGTGAGGTGGTCGGAACAATAATTAGTATCTTTTTATCAGGCGGTAGACGATCAAGATAGTATCGCAATAACGTGTAAATAATCAAAGACTTACCTGACCCTGTAGGAGAGACGAGAAGGGTTCTCTGCTGCTCCAGAGCGTGCTTAATTGCAGAAATCTGATGTTCGTATGGGTCAAATGGAAGTTTTAGATGATCACGCATGTATTTGAGCAAACTATCGTCAGATATCGTATGAGAAACAATCTCTAAGTTATTTTTGATTGTATAGTTTCTCTCATTCGCAAAATCAGCAAGATAATCAATCAAACCTCTATAGAAAGTTTGAGTATGCATGTTGTATAATCGTATCTGACCATCCCATACTTTATTTTTATATGCTGGGGTATATTGGTAGTTAGGGACTTTGAACGTAAAAAAGTCCGAGAGTTCTTTTGCGATTGATCTCTCACAGTCAACTTTCACATACACGCTATCGTATGGTTTAATTGTGATAAGATTAGTTTCCATTCGTAAATTTTATCCAATCAATTGCTGAACGAATGTACCACTGTCTGTCAGACATTGTTTTTACCACTGACTTTAGATACTCGACTTTTTCTTTTTGGTACTCAACTTTATTTGATAACATTACAATCTCATCGTCAGAATCTATGAACTTGTCTAAGTCTTGCTTGAGAATATTCAAAGCAAAAGGCTCCCACTCCCTCTCCTCTAACTCTTCCATACTCATCTTACCAGTGTAATACAACCACTTAATTTTACGATGTATACGAAACTCACTTTCAATTTTTGCTAGAATAAGTTTCTCATCCAACAAAAAGTTCAAGTATTTATTGTGAAGTTGTGGTGTTCTTAGAGCCTCAGCGTCTAATTCTGTTTTGTCAATCTCTAAGTCTTGCTGCACCATAGATTTTAGTTCATCCAATAACATAAAAACTCCTTTGTGAGAGTTTAATCTGTTCACACGAAAAGTCAAGTATTACTCAGGCAGAATGTCGTAGTGTGTAAATTTAAAAGTTGCGTCTACTACAATAGGCTCAGTGTCACTATTCGTAGAGTCAAAATTTATCGCACCCAGACTCGTAGGAATAACATCGGTAAACCTAACGGTTTTGATGACTCTTAAGTTACTATTCAATATGTAAAGATCTGCGCCTGATGTAAATTTTTCTCTACCCTCAAACTCTTTTGTATCTTTCAAATTTGCACAACTTCTCAACCAGTCATGCATCTCTAGATAATTCTCCATATTTTCATCAACCAAAAAAGATATTTGCAAGTCCCCATAATTATACTTATCACCCGCCTTAAAAACTCTTGCACCATACCTCACTGGTTGCTCAATACCCTCCAACGAAAAATCAGGTACATTCGCTCTCTGACAAAAGTAGGTTATCTTTGGAGTTTTGTTTAGCATGAATCGAAAAGACGTATTCATGAGATAGTTATTAGTTTCAGGCTGTCTTAGAGCCTGAGACTGTAACGCATTAGAAATTGCAATTTGATTCTCAGCAGTGTATCCCATACATTATGTATATCGTTTTCTACCACGACCAATCACCGACACACCTAACATCGTCAAAACGCCAGGTGCAGGTATAACTGCAAACTCAGGCACAACCGTAAAGAATATTCCCGCATCACTTTCACCTTGAATTATGCCAGGGCTTTCGATCCAAGAATCTGCGTAAGCGATCACAAACATCGTCGCAAATTCCCCAGGCTTTAAGCCTGAGGATTCCTCGTTTCCCTCAGTCCCCCAGTCCCAGTTGTAGAGTCCTGTCTCATATGCAAAATTAACGTAGTCTGGATCGTTATAAAATTCATCAAATTGTTCTTCGAGTGGAGATGTTAGATAGCCTGGAATAGATAAAACTGAAAGTTCATCTGACTTTACTCCAGTAAAAATATCAAAGTCTTCAATGGATGATTGTGACTCAGGACTGTTATGTAATGTGTAAGTGATGAGAATAGCGTTATCAGGAACACCTACAAAATCTTGCTGATCATCCTCTGTGTATACAGCGGTTTCTACATATGCATTCCAACGTTCCCCGTAAACGTCAGACTGAAAGTATAATTCTGGTTCACCTACGCCTGGTCCAGCAAGATCAGCCATCGCAGATGTAGTTATAGCAAGTGTAAGTGTTCGTTTAAACATAATATTCTCCAAGTATGTAATTACTCACTATTTATGATTTTAGCAATCTCCCCACTCGGCGAGAACTTTCAGTATAGCGTTAAAACCATCCACTCTATAGCGTCCTTCTGCATAGTCAGACAACACTTGTAATAAGTCGGTGAAACCAACAGTCCCGTCTTCATTCAAGTCAGATGGACAAGAGTTGTCGGAGTAGAATTGTCCTGCACCTGCATTTTCGTAATACGCACCTACTCCATCGGGAGGATTATATGTAACCCTACCACCGATTCCAATGTAATCGGGACCAGTGATGCGAGCGATTCGCCAGTGATTGTTAAACTCAGTTGACTCCCAAGACCTGTCGTCACCATACATTTTGAATCGCATCAACTCACCAGACCAAGACCACGGGTATCCAAAGTTTCCGTTCTCGTCGGGTGGAGGACAAAGCACTGTGCCGACTTCGTTCGGGGGTGCAGCACCAGCCCAGAAAATTACTCGGTCATCTTCAACAAGGTTGCCGACAAACTGCGGAATCTCAGGTGCGACTGTATTTGTGTTTGCGTTGTTACCGCTCTGTTGCCACGGAGTGTTCATCACGATCCACGAATCTGCCCACCAGTAATCTTGCTCTTGCAAGGATGTTTCATAGTCACCCCAGAACAAACCGTCAATTCCAGCGGTTTGATAATAGAATCTTGGAACATCGGTGTTCTGCCAGTAGACAGTTTGGTTTGGATTGTTTTGCATACACTCCCACCACTCACCTGCTTCCCAGTCAGAAAAGTTTGGAATCTGTTGTTCCAAAAATTCAACATTTGCAGGGTCGTTCAACAAGAAGTCCATGTCATCGTCGTTGTGGTTCTTCCAAACTGGTCCGTCAATCCACCATGCAACAGATGTGCCTGGACCGTTTGAACCAAGTTTGATAGGAACGTCACCATGAGTGTTCTTGATGTAAACATCAACGGTTCTTCCGTATGGTGTGAGTCTACCCAAATCTTTAAAAACAATTTCAGTTCCCGAAGAAATCTGTGAAATCGCAGCCGAACAAAGTAATTCTAAAATCATTGACAATCTCCCCAATTAGATAACACTGTCGTGAGTGCAAGGAAACCACTGCTTCCGTAGTATTTGTTTTCTGAAAGATCATTCAGAACAATAAGTAAGTCATTAAAACCTGTTGTACCATCTTCGTTGAGATCAGTAGGACAGGTATCATTCAATTGATTAAAAGTAGCAAGTGTATAGTCTTGTCTGTTTACACCTTCATCGCATGTTGTCTGACCAGGCAAAGCACCACCAAGGTCTTCATATGTGATATAGAATCTCATCGAAATGCGATCAATATCACCAGTTAAACGCATAATACGAAACTGCCCAGGAAACTCATCACTACTCCAATCGACATTAGCACTCTGGAAATCTATAAGAACAGCAGAGTCTGTTTGACCAGGCGTTGGAGGACAACGATATGTGTCAGTGATTTCGTCAATCGCATCTTTACGAAGTTCACGCATGGGTTTTGGTGTTCCATCCGTATTAGGCATAATCCAATCAGCATCTTTTTGATATACTCTCGGAGTAATGGGATCATTGTTTGGAAGTGAAATAAGTCCAATACGATCTTGAAGCATCCAAGTGTCTGCCCAGAAGTAATCTAACGCATTCAGATCAGCGATTCGTTTTGGACAGCAACCAGGCTGAACCCATCGGGTGGGAACTCTTGGTTGGAAGTAGGATCGTTGAAGCGGGTTGTCTAACTGACACAACCACCAGTCAAGATTATAGTCGTAATACCAAGCATCCATACCATTCGTTCGGACATCCGACAGGGGATTGTTGGTGCTACCATAGTTGAACCACAGAGGATCTTTACCCTCTACATTTTCAATTTCAATCCAAGCATCTTTGTTTTCTTTACCGAGGGTATCAAACGGTCCATCGTCGTTGTCTGGATCGCAGATCCACGAGCGACCAGCGTGCAGGAACGAAGGAACCCTACCATCTGTGTCGAGATAGATGTCGTAGGTTCTTCCGAACGGGGTTAACCTACCACGATCTACAAGTTTGATGATTCCGTATTCGATAGAATCAGCAAACGATGGTGCAACAAAAATTAAACTAAGCAATACAATAAACAACTGTCTCATAATATAGACCTCCTGTTTACTATGTATACGAAAAGAGGGGGGTCAAAGACCCCCCTCTCTTACTTCACTCGGAGTTTTTATCTATTAGGTTCCAGAGTTACCGTGAAGGTTAAGAACTCTAAAGATACGGTAGTATTGGTTAGCACGGATGGTGAGTGTTTCACCGTCAGGCGTACCATTAGCAGCACCAGTCGTCGTCACGAATGGGTTAGAAACCAGACCGTAACGAGTCTTGAATCCGATCTTGGGCTGGAAGGTGTTCTCACCGACTGCACGAACCATTTGCAACGGAACGTATGGGCAGTAGAACAATCCAGCATCATACGGGTTCGTACCCTTATAACCGACACAGACGTAGTTAGTTGGTCTGTTGTTGGTAAAGGAAGTTGATGCTTCGGTAGCGAATGGGTCAATGTAGACTCTAAACTTACCGTTAAGAACACCTGCGAATGTGTTACCTGTATCGTCGATGTTCAGGTTAACATTCAGTGCAGGAGAGATGTTGAGGTATCCACCCATAGCAAGAGCAGATGCGGTATCAGCATCACAGATGATGACGTTACCTTTTCCTCTACGAGTTTGCTTGGCGATAACGTTTGCTTCGCGTTCGATTTGGAACATGAGTCCTCTCCAACGCTCTGCTGACCAACGACCGTCAGAGTCGGAGTCGAGGTCGTACATACCACCTTGACCAGTGCCAGGGTGACCAATCACAGGTGTAGCACCAGTGTTGGCGTATGTCAGATCTTTTTGCTGGGCACCGAGTTTCGCAACACCGTAGATGGTGCGAATGATCTCGCGGTTGATTTCAGCAAGGATTTCCGTGCTGAGAATGTTAGCAAGTTCGGTTTCAGCGTCAAGACCGTGAACAGCACGCAAGTCTTGGGCGAGTTCGGTTGTGTATTCCGCTTTCAGGGCGCGAGTCTTCGCTGTGACAGAAGTTCGCTCAATGCTGAATGCCATTGAATTGAAAGTATCGTTTTCACCAAGTGCTTCAGCAGAATCTCTACCCATCGGACGACCGATGATACTTGAAGTGACATCACCAGAGGTGACACCCAACAGTGGGTCAAAGTTTCCAGCAGCAGTAGCACCACCAGTACCACCGAAGTTACCTGCTTCTGCGAAGAGGGCTTCGTTGTTTCTGTCAGCACCGCTGAATTGAGACTTAAGTGCAAAGATAAGACCTGTTGGGGCGCTCATGGGCTGAACACCACAGACATCATATGCCATCAGGTTAGGCATCGCACGACGAACGAGAGAGATCAGAATAGGATCATAACCACCGAGTGGTCTTTGTGACCCGTCTACACCTGCAAGACCACCAGAACCAGCATGGTTCAGTGAGTTAGGCGCTTCGTTCAGCGATTGCTCTCTAAGTGCTGATTCTTGATTCTCAAGAAGAGCAGCGGTAACTTTTCTTCTATAACCATCTTCGATTTCAGGCATCGCTTGATGATCAAGAACTGGCGACCACTTCTCAGTAAGTTGGTCATAAGGTGTAACTCCGTTAAAATCCATTTCTATCTCCTTTGATATAGTTGTATACTACTCTTAATAGTTATAATATTCTGTTTTTCAAGAAACCTTGTTGTCGTTTGCAGATTTAGCGACTCTAGTAAGTGCATCAGTGTACGCACCCATTAAACTAGTGTCAGAATTTTCGGATGAAGTAGACACTTCAGTATCCTCAGTCAAGACACCTTCCGAAAGGTAGTTGTCTTTAAGAACTTCGAGTTTACCACGGAAACTGTCTTCATCTGTAAACTCAAGGTTTTCAGACAGTGTTCTCATTTTTTCAGTATCCGTATCAACTAAGTCTTCAGTGACTTCAACAAAGATTTCATCTCTTGTTTTTTCTTCAACTGTTTGTTTCAGTTCGATATTGTAGTTAAGTTCGTCGTTAAGTTTTTCTTCTAAGTCAACAACAGTTTGTGCAAGGCTTTCCACCAAGTCATACTTCTCTTCAGGAACTTCGATGTAGTTCGATTCGAACAGACCTTTCAATCCACTCAAGAAGTTTTCTGCAACGTCAGCACGAATACCCGTTTCAATAGCGAGTTCGTTTTCTTGCATCCACTGTTCGACAACATAGGAGAGGTAGTCGTCAAGTTTTTCTGCAAGTTCTTTAGACACTGCTTCTGTATGTTCAGCGATTGCTTCTTCGTATTGAAGAGTCAATTCTTCTTCGACTTGTGCTGCTCTTTCGTTCAACGCTGTTTCGAAGATGGTCAAAGCCTTAACCTTAAAATCTTCGGAGAGGTCTTCACCTGTAAAGAGTGCATCGACATGCTCCTTCATAGATCCGACTTCACCAACGTTTCCTTGATTCTGAGGGATCTTACCAGCCTTAGCCTTAGATGGTTTTGTTTTAATGGTTGCTTGGTTCTTACCAGATGCGTTACCGACAGGTCTATTAACTTGTGGTTTCTTACCCTCAGTATCCTGAGATTGTGCTTCATCGTCAACGACGGTTTCAGCCTCTTTCATCTTGTGCATACCAGCATTCATCTTATGCTTACCTGCGTTCATTTTACCGTAGGTTGCATTTAACTTTTTCTTACCCATAGGATGCATGGCTTCTTCGACATCATCATCGTCGTCGTCATCCTCGTCATCCTCTTCTTTTTTCATCTTCTTCTTATTACCGTGAGCCATTTCTTCGACTTCTTCGATATCAAGATCTTCAAAATCCTCGACAACGATTTCATCAACTTCGTCCTCGACGATATTATTTTCGACTAAAGATTCTCCAGCGAGAATTCTTCTTGCGGTTTCAATTGGATCTAAATGTTCCATCTTAGTGTCTCTCCTTTAAAGATTGTGGCTAAAGTCTCTCTATTTATAAATTCACAGTTTTGAGATAAAGTCCGTCCATATCTCAAGTTTCTTTTCTTCGAGATCTGCTTTAGATGCAGACTCTATCTCTTTCTCATATTCTGCAATATGCTTTTCTTTGAGAATACCATTATCCCAAACCCACTCTCTACCTTCCATGATTCCTTCAACGAAGGCATTAGGAGCAGATGGATCAGCGACAATATCTACAGCGGCGAGCATGAAGTCTTTTTGAACTTCGTTTTCACCATCTTTGTTTTGTTTGAGTGAACCCATACCGCGAGATGAAACACCGAGTTTCGCACCCTCATCGATTAAGTTCTTAGCGATTTTACCCATAGGGGTTTCCATAATTTTCGCCTTACCATAAACGTTATCTCCGTCAGGACGAAGTTCTTTTATGATGTGCGAAACTCTATCAAGATTTACAGTTGGTCCTTGTGGGTGATTAAGTTCACCCATCGCTCGATTTTTACTCACATATTCTTTATTGTATCGAGAAACCTCGTTCATTAAGGTTTCTTTTGGATACACACGACCATTTCTGTTTTTAAGATTAGACTGCATAAAAACACCTTCAATAAAGTGTTCTCGACCTTTACCCTCACCGAGTGATTCGGTCACAATCTGAATGTCTTCGGTCATTTCTGTGATGAGTTTCATGCTGGTCTTACTCCCCTCTCACGTTGCTTCGCTTCTTTTTCTCTTTGTTTTTGTTTGCGTTCTCTTTCAGCCTCTCTGGTTTGTCTCTCTTTGTCTTGATAATAACGAGACTTCATTCGTGATTGTTGCTCTGGACTAGCGCCTTTGAATTCAACATCACGAACACCGTACGTTTTCCTTCCACCACGTTGCATACCAGCAGATCTAGCACCAACTTGTTCATCCTGTTTTACGGCTTTTGTTACGACTTTACGACGATTCTTCAGATACTTATCACTGCTATCGGAATCACCGTCATTATCAACATCGTCGTCTTCTTGACCAACTGGGTCCATACCTTCACCATCGTCATCTTTATCTGTGACAGGTGCTTTCTTTTGTTCTTTTTTGGTTTCACCAAATACAGTAGGAGCGACCTCATCATACTTTTGTGCCATGAGTTCACTCAACTTTGCTTGAAGTAAGTTAACAGTCATGTTCCGTGCTTCCGTGGAATTACCATTAACAATATGATCTAAGATGTCTTTTGATAACATAACTTCTCCCTTTTCTACTATATTTAGAAAAAAAAATTATTCTTCTTCGGTTTCTTGCTCTTGTTCGTTTTGTAAAATGTTTGATGTGATATCAACGTGTCTTTGTGCTAGTTTATCAGCGATACGATCATTGACTTCTGTTTCAAAAGCCTGTTTAAACTCATCCTCATTACCAATTAAACTATACTGCAACATGTTACGAATATTATCGTTCATCTGGTTCCTCCTCATCATCACCACCGATGATGCCTGCATCAGTTTCAGACTTCATCTGCTTGTCCATTTCTTTAATTTCTTCATCAGTTTGCTTAAGAACATTCTTTCTCACCCATTCGACTGAATAGTATTTACCAACAACATCATCCATATCACGAAGAATTTCCATTCTTTCTTTCAACATTTCTGTTTCTTTCAGTTCATGGAAGTAAGACTCTGTTTTGAATTTGAAACTAATATCTTGTGAGATAGAATCCCAATCCTCTTTCTTCATCACACCTCTAAGAATAAGTTGTGTTCGTAGAGTTTGTAATAATAAGTCTGCGAATCGGTTACGAAGTCGATCAATAAATCTAAAGAACTTAACTTCGTCTCTAGTGATCTCAGCGGATCGACCCATATTGAAACCGTTTTCAGCATCAAGTCTTGACGGTGGAACGTTTAATGCACGATATAACTTTCGCATGAAGTATTCGACATCCTCCATTTCACCTAAGTTTTGACCACCATCGAGTGATGTGATTTCTGTTCCACGACCACCCTCTCTTCGTGGTAACCAATAGTCCTCAAGTATGGATGAGTGTCTACGATCATCACGCATTTCACCTGTGTTTTGATCATAAGTAATCTTATTACGATACCGAG